GCATCAGTTTTTTCACAAACGGATTGATAAGAATAATGAGTTGGTCATTATTGAAAAAAATGGTATCGAATCAGATGTGATTCATGAGTTCAAGAAGAATATTCTTGAGATAAAGCGTGAAGAATATTCTACAGAGGGGAAAGATAATTTTATAATGCTTGCACACTCGCTGATGAAATTATTTGTTACTGCACCGTTTCCTATGGATAGATTTTCAGTTGCCGAAGAGAGAGGGCTTATTGAAGTTGATTCTCCAGAGAAAAAGATTTTAGAGCTTAGGAGATTGGCAGAAGATTTTCCTGAAAAATTGAGAAAGAATGCATTAGTCGTAGTTGAAGTTCTTGAGATGAGTATTGACCTGTGCGATGTACTGGTCTTTGAGCATCTGCTGTTTCTTAAGACCGGCTTTCCACTGCATGCCAATCTTAAGAGCCTCGCCGATGGTAAATCCTATTGCCGGTAGCATATAAAGGCAGTTCTCCTTTCTTCGTTAAAGTTTTAGATACGCCGCATCGGTGCGTAGTATCTCCCCTCCCAGCTCGCTCCTGTGATGTTGAGCGGGTACGGGTTCTTGCTGATGACTTCGATTTGAAGGTTCAATGTGTCGCTGTGCAGCGGGATACGGTACGTTCCGCTCGAAAGCTCCAAGGGGATGGGACTGTTGTTCTTTGCGGTCAGGCTTCCTGTCGTGCGTCCGGTCATGCGGAAGGTTTCTTTGTTTTTGTGATTCCTTGTGACACTGACGTCAAAGATGCCTGTCTTGCTGTACTCAAGGTTTAGATGGTCGAGCTGAAGTCTCCCTTGTGTGACTGCTCTGTTCTCTCTCTGCTCGTCCCTGACGTAAATCGGGGAGAGGACGGCTTTAGCTTCGTAGGAGATGCCGAGGACATAGGGGAGCTTGATGGTATCCAAAAGACGCTGTGCTTTGGTGTCATCTGCTCTGTCCAAGGTATAGAGGCTGCCGTCAATGTCCATGAGCTGAAGTTCTAGCTTGCCTGCTTTGACGAGACTGTAGTATGGCAACTCTTTAATCGTGGAGAGTGGGAGTTCCGTTCGGTCACTGACTCTGAGCTTGCTGTCGAGGTAGACGCGTGTGCTCTCAAAGTCTTTATCTGCATCGTCTCGCGTGTGCGATGCGGTGTTGATGCTGCCGATGAGGGCGATACCACCTTCCTTTGCCTCTTCTCCTGTTTTTGTATAGGTGTAGAGGAGGTATAGTGTATTGCCGATGAAGCCTGCACCTTTGATATATGTCCCTTCAAATGTCCACTTACTCCATGCACTCTGAATCCGCTGTCCGTCGAGGAAGAGGTATTTGTAGAGGTAAATGGTGTCCTGCTCTTTCGCCGAGAGGAAGATGAGAAAGTTCTCTGTGGTGTTCTCCCATACTGCATAGAGCGGGGATGCAAGATAGGCGGGGATGTGAGATGTGATGTCGTTTGTGAGCTTTGCGTCCTCGATGGTGCCTGTGGCGTAGAGTTCACGGACGATGCTGTAACTGCCTCTTCGGGTCGTGTAATATATTCTCTCCCCTGCGGCAGTCGGTCTGACATCAGTGTCGCATGTATAGGCGCTGAGGAGTTTAAGGAATGCTGTCTTTGGCGTTAATGCTCCTTGTGCATATAAAATAAATTGTGTCTCAGCCGCAAAGAGGACGAGTGCCTCTTGAAAGACAACGGCGTGCTCGAGGTTCACGATACTGGGATATGAGACAGAGAGGTCGAGCGGGTCGGTGTCTAAGACCTCTGTGGCAGTGGTCATCCAAAAGTTGAAGTAGCTCCCGGACTCGCTGAGAATAACGTTCTCACCGCTGAGAAATCCTAAGCGGTTGCGAAACAGAAAGATGTCGCTGATGGTATGTCCGACAAAGGAAGGGGGCGGGTTGCTCTTATCATCTCCGCAGTCTCTTTCATCCCATGTAGCTTCCTCGAGTTCAAAGCGTCCTTCTCCTAAACTCTTAAGGAGCATGGGCATCAAGGATTTATTGAGTGCAGGCAGTAAGCCGCCCTTTGCACATTCGACCCATCTGCCTTTGCTCTTGTCGTATTTGACATAGTAATCATCTGCGTGAGTGCTTGCGTCGCCTTTGATGCATACGAGGTACCCGTCGGGTCCATGCATGGGGAGATGTGCGAACTTTGCGATGCTGTCTGCGACGCCGATTGCCGCCGCATTGTCTGCACCGTCGGTAACCGTGATGCCGTGGAAGGTGGTGTTCTTCGTTGTCTTGCCGGGGTAAGAGTCTTTGGTAAGCTCCTGCAAGAGTAACCAGCTTCCTTCCTGCTGCACCTTGGTAAATCCTGCCGCCTTTGCCTGTGTCGCAAGCTGTGCCGCAATCTTGTCGGTGCCGATGGAGACGCTGTGACTTCCTGCACTGCCGTCAGGGGTGGTGTAAGAAAAGGAGACACTTGACATGACATTCTTCTTGGTATCACTTTCGTCGCCCATATACTGCACTGTGACGCTGTAGGTTCTGCCATAATGTCCTGTGAGGATGTTGACGAGATAGCCGCCGATGCCTGATGTTGTCTTAGCACCTCCAAGTGTAGGGCTTTTGCGTTTGTTCAGCAGGAAGGTGTGGTCTGCGATGGTGAGCATGCGAAGATCTTTGCTCGGGTGCTCTGTCTTGAGATACGGGTATCCATTGAGGTCAAAGGAAGCACTCTCTGTGATGTCCTGCGTGTCTTTGTCGATGCTCAGGATGTGCAGATGTTCTTTGCCTGCGACGACAATGTTCTTCTCCCCGTCCCCTCTGTCGATAAGGTGAAAATAGTAATCCTCATTTTCTTTGAGTCGGATGTTATTTGCGATACCGGCTTGGACGAGCGGCGGGCGTTTGATGAGTCCGTCGGTCTCGGAGGAGAAGCAGTTGGTCTGCTCTTCAAGCTGTTCGGGGGTACGCATCTGCGGCGGCTGCTGAGAGATGCCGGCGTTGAAATGCTTGATGCTCTGTGAGATACGCTGCATATATGTGTCAAGGCTCCTTTCTGTTCATGTTTAGATGCGCCTGTTCAGGAACGATTGGATGTTCTCGTTGTCTAGGATATTGATTCCTGCGTCTGCAAGGTCATATTCCTGACAGTGCCTCCATGC